GGCCAAAGCAACCCGTTGTTGTTCTCCAACCAATACAGCCCGGACGAGGCGATCTGCTTGTTGCCGTCAATGGTGGGCTGACTCGCGCTCAGGGAGTCGATGACCACCAGTGCCGGCTGGTAGCGAGTGAGCTCATCAACCAACCGCTTCCGGTAGCTCATCCGGAAACCGTTCCACACCCGCAACCATGAATCCCGGTGGATGCCCTGGTCCTCGAACTGCTCCTCCAGGATCTCTGGGCTTTGATCAGCGTTGCACCAGAGCACTAAGCCCGAGCGCACCGGGACCTGCTCGCCTCGAATCATGAAAGGCAGCCCACGCCCAACGTGCTTGGCAATGACCTGGCAAGCCAGCGACTTGCCGCAACCCCCATCGCCGTGAAACAGAACCGTGTTGGGCCGCTTGAGCAGGTCAGGAATCAGATAGTCCGAACCCTTGATGAGCTTTCTCCGCTCCTCCGGCCCCACTGGGGTGCCACTGGTCTTGAAGTCGACGTCTTCCTGCAACGCCAACAAGATCTCGTCGGGCGTCATCCGGACGCCGTAATCGCTGGCAAGCTGCATCAGCTCCAGCCGCTGTTCCGCCGGGTTCCGGAACAGCTCGATGATGTTGTTGGCCGCCACCAAGAACGAAGGACCGCCAATGGGGTCGTACTTCTTGACCTCCTGGACCTTCTGGACATCGCGGAAGTCCTCGGGGTACTTGACGCCGACAGCGCCCGCGATCTCGATCAGATAGCCCTCAAGGGTTGCGCCAGCCGGATCGCCCACGTTGATGTCCCTGGTGCGAAGGGCATGTAGAAGCTGCAGCGCGTCGCCCCCCGTCTCTTCCTTATGGCAGTACCAGTTCAGGTTGGGCCACAGCGCAAAGCTCTTCCCACTGTTGCTGTCGTGAAACGGGCACCCACCAACGAGGACATCGCTGTTCCCACCTTCCGGCTTGAGGGGCTGAAAACCCTCCTCCCACACCTCTGAGTAGAAGATCTGGTCGAAGGCAGTCTCGTGAGAAACGAGCTTCTCCAGCAGGCCGCCCTCCATGAAGAAGTGACGACGCATCTGCCGGTTGGTGAATTCCGTCGCCGCGTCGCTTTTTTCCAGGTAGGAAGCCGGCAGAAAACTGTGGACCTCCTTTGGTTCGGCCTGGTCCATCAGGAAATTAACCAGCCACCCCGGAGCCGGAGCAACCTTCCCGTCGTTGTACGAAATCCACTCGTACGGCTGTTTGGTATCAGGGTGTTCGGACCCGGGGATGACGGAGTAGCAGCCGTTGTATCGAACACACACCTCTTCTTCTGTGCCCTTCAGCTCTTCGACCATCTGGGCCTTGGTAAAGCTGGAAAGCAGCCCGCGCAGGCTGTCGGGGACCTTGTACACCAACTGACGACGACCCGGGCGGCCACGCCAGGACATCGTTCCCGGCTCCTCGACACCAGGCCACTGCTCGCCAAGCAGCTCTTTAAAAGCCTCCTCAGCCAACGGACCGTCGATGTCGACAGCGATCAACCCGTTGCTGGCATCGCCTGTAACCACACCAATCCCAGTCCGATGGGTGAGCTCCTCCCACTTGGAAAGAGCCTCTTCAGGGGACAGAGGGTCCTTCGAGGTCCCCGCCCCAAAGGCGGCCTTGCCCCGCACGAGCACCCACTTCCAGTCGGGGGGAAGCATCTCCCGCCGCAACTGCTCAATCGCCGCCAAGCTAGGCCCGAACATAAATAGACGTCCATACGAGGTCATCGTACGGAGCCTGTCCAGTCCAGGATGGAGTCTCAAATGTGCGGCATGGCTTACAAAACCGTCCGTTACGGGCTAGCGTGCGGTCCTGACCAAGATTGAAGGTGCGGATCAATGCTTCAAACCGCCCCTCCTCGTCCAGACAGATCTGAGCTGGAAGAGGCGATGGACCAAGGCGCAATCGATTTTTCGCGTTGGTTCAGCCGGATCATGGACGGCAACGGCTGGTCACACCCAACCCTGGTGGGCCTCTGCAAGGCAGTCGCAGGAGACAAGGCTTTCCTGCACAGCAGTCAGATTGCTGGCCTGCGAGCGGCACGGCTCAAAAGCCCTGGGCCACGGAGTTTTGCCGCGCTCGAATACCTGTGGCGGGCCATCGACCAATACCAGAAAGGAAAGGCTGGCATCACTTTTGGGGGGCTTGCTCCACTGGTTGACAAGGCAGAGATCATGCGGGATCCGGACGGGCAACCCGCAACCCTGGGCTACATGGTCGAGGTATTCACAGGGCTCTTGCCTGTCCCAATCGACCTGGCCGCAGTGGATTTCAACGAGAACCAGGCCAAGATCATCAGTGACAATGCCGGCCGCCTGATCCGCCGAATGATGGTCCACAACAAGTGGGACCTAATTGACGACATCCACAGGGTGGCGGACAAGTTCTCGACAGAGACGGAGCTCCGCGCCGAGTTCCGCAACGTGATCGTGGGGCAGGCGGCCTGGTCCTCAGATGACCTCCAAGCTCGACTCACCGACCTGGCCAAGCTTCTCGGAAAGGTCTTTGAGTACCGGCGCACGGTGCCCGAACTGGCAGACGAACTCCTTAAGAAATACTGACGCATCCAAACGGGGTTGCCAGCCAGCTTCATCCCCTTTAAGATGGCGGCATTCGCATCCGCCCTATGCCCTCAAGGCAGTACGGGGAGGCGAAGCAACGGAGGACGGTCTGGCTTACGGATCACTCCTTCACGCTCCTATCTGGACTAGCAGAGCGATCCGGCCTCTCCCCTTCAGAGATGCTTGAGCGCCTACTACGCCAGTTGGAAGCTCTCACCAGTGTCATTGTTTCAGCCCCCATTCACCATGATTGTCACCACAAAACCCCGCACAACCACCAAAGCAGCAGTCAGCAGCTCAAGCTTCCTGCCGACCGCTCTCCGGACCCGACTGGAGAAGGAAAAGCAAGCAGCTCTTGAGCGTGCTGCATCCGCAGGCAATTACCTCCCCGTACCCAAAAACGGTGAGAAGGTCGAATTCCGAGTGATGTCTCCTTGCCGTTGGGGTTGGGAATGCTGGTACACCGAGGACGGCCCTGACGGCGAACGTCGCTCAGTGATTCGCTGGGACGCAGAAGCTCTGAACGAGCAGGGCTTTGACGAACCACCGGCAGAGGAAATTCCCGAGACCGCCCAGGTTCGCAAAGACGGTAGCCCCATCCTCAAGACCTTCGTGGCGATGGTTGTTTACAACTACGCCGAGAGCCGTTTTCAGATCTGGAATTTCACCCAGGTCTCGATCCGTGAACAGTTCGAAAAGTTCTGCGAGAACCCCCGCTACGGCGATCCTCGCGGTTACGACATTGAATGGTCCCGCAAGGGTTCAACCCTGAACGACACCGTTCACACTCTGATTGCTCTCCCTCCCGAAGAGACAGCTCAGGAAATCGTGGATGCCTATGAAAACTTCCACTGCGACCTCCGTGCGTATTGCATGAGCGCTCCTAGTGAAGAAGTGTTCGCCAAGCCTGGCTCCTGATATCCAAATCCAAACAGGGGGGCTTCGGCCCCCTTATTCATTCCAGTCATGAAAGCCATCATTGATCAGTTCATTGGTGTGTACGACAACGTCGTAGCCCCTGAGCTCTGTGAGCTCCTGATCAAAGACTTTGAGCTGAACTACGAAATGCAGTTGGCGTTCAACAGAAAACGCGCTCAGGTAAAACCTGGCATGTTGATCGACGACGACGCAATTGACTACAACTCTCCAGAAGAGAACTGGATATTCTCTGATGGATCAAATGTCATGCACTTAGTGCATGCGGTGGGGCAGTGTTATGAGCACTACAAATGCGAGATGGGCGGCTTTATTGGGATGCAACCAGCGCATTTCAACGCTGTCAAAGTGCAAAGAACGACGCCTGGGCAGGGGTATCACGTCTGGCATTGCGAGCAGGCAGCACGTGAAACGGCGCACAAGTTCATGTTCTACATCGCTTATCTCAACGATGTTGAGGAAGGTGGAGAAACAGAATTCTTATACCAATCCATTCGTGTAGCGCCAAGGAAAGGGCGAGTACTTCTTGCTCCTGCCTGCTACACCCACATGCACCGGGGCAATCAGCCACTGCAAGGCTCTAAGTACGTGGCCACAGGGTGGCTGGAATGGTAGACATAGCTAGCGAAATCAAGCGGTTAACCGTTCTGCCTAAATACGAGGCGGTACGGACAACGGTCGAAGGGCATCGAGTGTATGCCACACCGTTGGGGTACAAACCAAGTGTGACCACGGTTTTGCGAGATGACAGCAAGTTTGAAGGCTGGAGAAAGTGGCAAGGCGAACAACGTGCTACTGAAATTCTGAACAGAGCCTCGGCACGCGGAACCTGGACTCACGACTCGGCCGAACACAAGCTTTTAACGGGGAAAGACCCAGAGTTCCACTTCAGCTACCAACCCTTTTACAACTCGCTGAGGCCATTTCTCGAAGAAATACAAAAACCTCTCTTGTTAGAAGGGGCGATATGGAACAGCGACAATTATGCCGGCGCATGCGACTGCATTGGGTACACAGCGGAGGACGTAGATCAACCGAGCCTAATTGACTTCAAAACAGCAAACAAACCCGTTGAAGGCTCAAAGCTGTATGGCTATGAGATGCAGGTAGCCGCCTACATAAAGGCTGCCAACTTTACGTATAGACGTGAAGGGCTGTGTATAAAGCGTGGCTTGATTGTGGTGGCAATGCCAAACCGTGTATGCCAAGTGCATGAGTTACGCCGCAACGACATTAACCAGCTCTATTGTCACTTCCTAGAAAAGCTGGAAGACTGGCACGACAAGCACAAAATACCTCAGAACATAGCTCTACCGACCAACAACCATGTGGCATAGTTAGCAATGAGCCGACGCATCGCTGATTTTTTTCTCATCGACATGATCGAGGAACAGCACCAGTTCTCGATTGAGCAGATGGCTTTTTTCTATGAAACCAATACCGACGAGGTCGTTAGTGCTCTAGCAAGAGCAAATGAACGTTATGCCGATAACCCTCTCTCAACTTGTTACTGCGACTCAAACAGCGACGGCAGCGGACATGCTGCAGATCAAGTACCTACGCGACCATGCGGGGATGTTCAGTGTCCTCCAGGGAAAGATCGGGTTGAAGGGTGCTCGGGAATGGCTGTTGGGGGCTGCTCTCCTTGACTTCCACAGTCAATCCACCCCCAGCATTCAAAAACCCGACGCTTAGACGAACTCGATTCGCCCCGGTGTCTACGTAGTCGTAACTCCCCTGTTCCGTCTGCATCAGAAAAAGTGGCTCAACAAGAAAAAGGCAGCCGATCAACGCTGTCTAAACCCCACGAAGGCAGAGACGTTGCCATTGTCGGACACCTCTATCGGGTCGGACAACGAGTCTACCGCCGTCAGAACGCATCAGCCCTTACGACATTCGGTAAGCCGCGTGTCGGCACGATTGTAGGCCTGACCTGGAAAGCGCAGCAAAACGGAGTCTATCCGAGTTACGCGGTCAAATTTGACAACAGCAGCGTGATCGACCAGACGGTGCTGCAAATGCGTCTCCGCCCCCTCGACTGATGACTACCAAGACAGACCAAGCTCATCCGATCACCCCACCACCGGAGCTGGTGCAGCAGTGGGCAGACATGTTGGCCTCGCGCTCGGATGAAGCAGTATTCAGCCTTGCTGCCCAATGGGGCGCCGACCAGGAACTGGAGGCGTGCTGTCAATGGATTAGCGATGACGCGGAAGCGCTGCGTATCTATCGCCGCCCCAAGCCGCCGAGCTTGAAGGAGCAGGCGCTGGAAGCGTTGAGGCACGCACCGGGGCCGGATTACCCAAACCCCATCACACTGCTCACTGCTGATGAGCACGCACTGATCCGCCGCGCACTGGAGCAACTCGATGACTGACCTCTCCCCCGCCGCGCAGGCTGTGTTGGATGCTGCCATGCAGTACGAGATCAACCCTGAGTGTTACTCCCGGGAGATTGCCGTCACCGTTCTGCGAGCTGCTGCTGATCAGGTGGTGCCGGTTGAGCACGAGATTATTGAAAATTGCTGGTACGAAAAGGCTGATTTAATTCGAGAGCAATTCCTCGCCATCGCCGCCGAGCTTGAAGCCCATGACTGACCTCTCCCCCGCTGCGCAGGCAGTTTTTGACGCAGCTTGGACCTGCCCGATCGTTTTGGGTGATCATCCGACAACACGGAGTCGTCAAATTGCCGCCGCCTTGCGAGCTGCTGCGGATCAGCTCGGTTATTCAAACGTGCCAGAGGAATTTGCGCACCTAAGGCCATTTATTATTGACACTGACGACCTCCTCGTCATCGCCGACGAGCTGGAGGGGATTCAGTACGGCACTTACCGGTGCGATTTGGAGGAGTAATGGCTGAAGCAGCCTTAGCCGTAACAGTGATGATTTGCCTTACTGCCATTCTTTTGTTTCCTTCTCACAAGTGACTACTCTTCCTGGATTGAAAGTGTGCCCTGAGGATGGCGGTGTCGCTCTTGACCGACCAGTAACCCTCATTCATGCCACCGCTGAAGCCGAGCGGTTGATCGTCAAGTGCGCCCGAGTCTCCAACCAAGCGAACGATGAGAACTGGGAAACAGGCCCCAAGCTGCTGCGCTATCTCATTGAGCACAAGCACTGGAGTCCGTTCGAGCTCGCCTTTATGTGTGTCCGCATTGAGACCACTCTCGACGTAGCTGCACAGATTTGCCGGCATAGGAGCTTTGCCTTCCAGCAGTTTTCATGCCGCTATGCAAAGACAGAAAGAGCTGAAATACCCAAGTTCAGACGACAAGACACAAAGAACCGTCAAAACTCTTACGACGACTTGAGTGATCAAGCTCAGGAAGAAGCTCAGGCTTTGGCAGCCGAGGTGATAGCCAAGTCGTATCAAGCATACGAAGAACTCTTAGAGCAAGGTATTGCCAAAGAGACAGCGAGGCGGATCTTACCTGTGTGCACTCCTACCACGGTCTACATGGCTGGCTCGGTGAGATCGTTTATTCATTACATTCAGGTCAGAGCGCAGCCTGATACACAAGCGGAACACCGAATGGTGGCGGAAGAAATCAAAAAGATCTTTAGCGCTAAGTTTCCTATTACAGCCGAGGCTTTGGGGTGGTCGTAATGGAACGTATCTACGTAACACCACAGCACGTGTATCGCGTAAAGGACTCTCGCTTTGTGGACTTGTGCCTCGATAATTTTGAACAAGTAGATTACAGAGAGGGGGCGGGAAACTACATTACAAGTCAAGATTTGCATAAGACCGAAGTCTTCAAGCCTGTGACTGAATGGCTGGAAGCGAAAGGACAAGAGTTGGTTGACAAGCTGAATATTCCAGGCAAGTTTTCACTAGTGGCTATGTGGTTAACAAAGTCGTATCCAGGTCAATATCTAGCCCCGCACGCTCATCCACTATCTTTTATTTCTGGCAGTTATTACTTCACCGATAAGCCGACGCCGGTAGTACTTATGCATGAAAACTTATGGCAAGAATACCCATTAGCAAACGGAGCCGATGTGGTGACACCGCTTGAAGTCAGCGCAGGTGACTTGATCTTTATCCCTTCAAGAATGCGCCACGGTGTGCCACCCGTGGAGCACACGAGGTCCGTACTTTCTTTCAACGCTGTACTGACAGACATAAACACCTGCAGCGGGCGTTTTACGCAGACGGTTGAAACGGCACCAGTTATGGAGTGAAGCAGTGAGTACGCAGCTTGTCATTGATGAATTGAGAAACTTGCAAGAGCCTTATGTGCTGAGGGTGAACATTGCACCCCGCCCAGCATGTCGGCCACGCTTTCGGAGCAATGGCTGCGTATATAACGATCCAGGTTACAAAGCTTGGCTAGATCAGTTTGCTCAAATAGTAATGAGAGAGTGGCTAAAGGAGCCGCTTACTCACATATCCCATATCTCGATCATCTTTAACGGAGAGACAAAGAGGGGTGATCTAGATAACTATCTAAAGGCGACCCTTGATGGATTGGTCTATGCAGGAGTCCTAAAGAATGACAATCTGAGGGTCATAGATTCTATTGAAACGAATTTCATCAAAGCCCTCACTGGCGAGCCTTGGATAGTCATCAAGATCCATCAATAGCTAACCTAGGTGTGTGGGAATCGAATAGACGATGAAGGCGCAGTCCTATGACGAACTGCTCTACAACCTTCACGAACTGCGACCATCCGATGCACTAAGAAGTTTTCGCCGCTCGATTCTCGAAGATTATCCGGGCCAGGGAACCTGTGCCTATTGCGGTCGAGCCGCTAGAAAATTCACGCTTGACCACATCATTCCGCGCAGCAAAGGCGGCCCAACCCGGCGATGGAACTTAAGCCGTGCCTGCGTCAACTGCAACGGCAACAAATCCAATCACGACTTACTGCCCTGGTATCGCCCTCAACTGTTCTGGACCCAAACGCGGGAAAAAACGGTGTTTGACTGGATGATCGAGAATGTCCAAATGGACGCCATGTACGCACTGACACAAAGCTTGGCAGAGGGCACGATCAACACAAGCGCACTTCGGGAGCTAACGGAGAAAACAGCCCACGACCGGTTCTGGGACAGCTATTGCAGCCGACACCCAGAAGCCCTGGAATGCCGCATCTACGACGTATAAAAAGGGAATAAGAGGACTTGCACCCCTCTCTTCTGGGCTATCTGCCCAGCGCTGCTTAGCTTCCCAAGGTCCCTCCTGTTTGGGCATCATCTCCGGAAGCGTCCGATATTCGCGAATTACGAACGCCCCCCTTCTGGAGAGCTCAGCCTGGAGGGAAAGATGGCCTAAGCGTTAAAACATGCCTCAAGGACAGCCAGAGGCTTAGGCGCGAGCCCGATGCGGCAGCCGGCATTTACCGGCCATTGCAGTGCGGGAGACGGACCTAGTTTAGCGGGGTTGACAGGCCAAAACCCCAGCGCTAACGTAGCTTGATGCATCTATGTATGTATATTTAATTACACTAGTCCAGCGTTTAATACAAGATATAAAACAACTAAATGTAAAGTATTAATCAAGAGTTAGCAAAGTAATATCGACTCACGAGACCCATGTCGAGACAACGGATCCCGCAGTAGTTAAGAATTATTAAGAATTCCTTGACAAAAAGATTTTTCATGGTAAGCGCGCGTGTGCGGTTCTTTTTATGTGTGGCGGGAGCGACGCCTGTACTAGCCTGTACTAGTGCCAATTGGATCTCTGACACACGGGCTCTCGTCTCCGTCCGGTTGAGGATGCAGACTGAGGGGACCGAAGCGGAGAGGCCCGCAACGACCGAAACCAGCCGCCGAGCATCCGGCGACATAAGGCACGCGCAACCCGCGACAGCGATCCGATGGGGGTGACCGAAAGGAACCAGGCCCCGACGCTTGCGACAGGTGCAAACGGTCTGGCTTGTTTGTCAGCAAGTGCTGGCAGGTTTAGAGGGGCAAACGTAGGCCACGCCATAGGTGTGACTGATTTCATCATCCCGGATCTGCTAGGAACTGCTGCCAACCCGGCCTTGAATATTTAACATTTAGGACTGCAACTTACGCGATAGGTGTGGTGTCCCTTCAGCACTGAAGCGTATTTAATGTGGGCCAGGGTGACTGATCATCCCTTCAGATCTTGCACAAGCTAGTTAACAGCTAGAACGGCGCTCTGTGCAAATACTGACCCGGTGTATATCAACAGGCAACGTATTTGCACACAGTAAGTGGGTTCAATTCCCACCTTGTGTGATTGCCACACTTTGTGGCACTCTCTCACCTCTCAAGCTGTGCATTCAGCAACTCTCTCACCATGACTAACAAGTCAGCACGTGGCTTTAAAAAGCCCCTGGGTTTTGTCATTCAACGTGGCAATTCCCCTATCGACGGCAAACCTTTTGTGGCCGTTATGACGCTCGAATCAGGCAACCGTAAGACCGGCAACATGTGCCAGGTCTGGATTCTGCGTGACGACATCAACCCAGTCGATGCTCTCATGCTCGGCGAAGACTACACAATATGCGGAAACTGCATACACCGCAAGCAATCCAACGGCAAGCGCTCCTGCTATGTCAACGTCGGCCAGGCCCCGCTGTCAGTGTGGCGAACCTACAAAGCTGGTGGGTATGTTGACCTTACCGATGCAGCAGTAGCTGCCAGCATCAACATTTCTATGTATCTCAACAATCGCAAGATTCGCTGGGGTGCATATGGCGATCCCAGCATCCTCGATGAGCATGTTGTTCGCGACATTAACATCTTTGCTGCTGGTCACACCGGCTACACGCACCAGTGGCGTCAGCCATTTGCTCAATGGTGCAAAGGTGTGTTTCAGGCAAGCTGCGACGGTTTGGCAGATTATCTCGACGCATCTGCGCACGGTTGGAAGACGTTTGCCGTTGTGCCCAAAGGTTCTGAGGCATTCAGCGGCAAACAATGCCCTGCCACCATTGACAATTCCTCTGCGCAGTGCCGCACGTGTGCTCTCTGCGACGGCGCAAAGACTGACATCTTTGTCGAGGCCCATGGCACAGGCGCCAAGCATTTTGCCGGCGCCTGATGTCCTTATCTGGTCTTGTAAGCTCTCTCACCGTATCTTCCATGGAACACTACATCGTCAACGTGACGCCGTACGGCTACGAAAAGCTCGCTGTCTATTTCACATATACCGAAGCTGATCACAACCTTGATTACTTCTGCAATGTGTATCCGCACGGCTACATAGACATTCTCTCTGAAGAAGAACTAACCCACGCAGACATTAAGGAGGCCAATCATGTTTGACATTTACTACAAAGGACAAGTTGTTGCCTCGGCTGACACATTCGCACAAGCAAAGACCGAAGCCAACATCTACAGGCGCAAAAATTTCATCACTCAGTGGCGTGATGTGACATTTAAGCAACGCAGACACGCTTCTGTGTATATGCAATGCAGCGCAGAAGATGACGGTTGCTGTGATGGATTGCGTGATCGTCGTCGTGAAATCTACGGATGTGGCCAATGAACATGACAAACCAGCTCTGGTTAATTCCTCAAAGCAAAAAGGCGAGGAATCGACTTGCCAATGCAATGAACAACGAGCCCGTTGTGCTGATTGAACAAGAAACAGATACGGATTGGTTTGTTGTATCCAACAACCGCCGCTGGTGTCGTTGGGTCAAGAAACATGGCGACCCTGACTGGGCCGGACTCCCTATCTGTGAGACCACAAACATCACAATCACCGAACCATGAAAGTGCGTGTTTATTTCAACCTCCACCAAAAGTGCTGGAGTGTCCTCAAACGTGAGCCCGGCAAAGGTTGGCGTTTGTGCACTCATACCAACTTCCTTGCCTTAAACAACGTGCAGCCTGTCATTCACAAACATGGCCAGGAGCGCACCCGTCGTGAGGGCAAGAAGTATGTGCACGCCTTCCTAGAAGGTGATGTCGAGACCGGCCTATTCGATCTCACACCGGACCACAAACAGCTCGCCTACGTCCCCACAATTCACGACACCTTTGTGTGGCGCCACGACTACAGCGAGTTCACCACATCCAGGCAAGTAGTCCTCACAGAGCGCCGCGCCTGGGCTCTCCGCTGATTCCTATTTATGGGGGCCGCGCATCCCACACGCGGACAGTCACATCAACTCTCTCACCATGACAATCTCAACAACTCGCAATCGCCCCAAACAACGCATCAAGTTCTCAACCACTGCATCTCGCAAGATGACTGCTGAATCCTGGAATGAAGAGATCTACGAGCGACAGCTGCAGATCTACTTAAATCTCAAAGGGCAGTACAGCCAGATGGAGAGCGACATCAAAGCTCTGCAGGCTCAACTGCTCACCTACATGGATAGCCGTGACATTCAGGCTGCCCAGCTGGATGACAAACAGGTTGTGATCTGCCGCCGAAAGGTGTGGCGCTACAGCGATGAGCTGCGTCGTGAAGCAGAGCGCATCAAACATGCACAACGCAAGGAGCAGGAAGATGGCATCGCTACCGCCAGCGAATCTGTCTATCTGACTGTCAAAGCTACGGGTCTGGCCGCCGAAGAG